AGGAGAGCAAGATCTTGACGAAGAGCTTTAGCCCAACCTACCTTACTGGCTTTGCCAACGATGGTAGTCTCTCTAACGATCAGCTCAGGGATCTCAGGGAGCTTACTGACATACTGCCGCTCGACACTGAAGCCAACACCAGTACCACAGAGCAAGATAAGCATAGCCTCATCGAAGGACTTAGGGTCATCTACGGGTAAGTAGCTACAGTTGTATCCTGCAGTGTTGTCACGGTCTAAGGCTGGACCTGCTGTCATCATAGCTCTCATGGATGGCATGATCTCTTGCCCAATAATAGCTTGTTCAATGTCTTTTGTTAGGCTGTTCTTTACACCACCCATTGCCTTGTCTACTACATTTTCCATGTAGCGTCCCACTGTCTCACTCCATGACTCACGGCCCTTTCCGTCAAAGTATTTAGCGTACCTAGACTTGTGGATGAACGATTGGTAATCTGTTGGTAGTTGGTTGCTCATTGTGTTTCCTTTATTATAATAAGTATGAGAGGTCGGGTGCTCTGTAGTATGGTCCCTTTAGAACCTTGCCGTCTTCTCTAAAGATAGGTTTTCCATCTTCGTCTAGCTTGGACATGTTGCTGTCATGTACCATTAGAAATGCATCGTAGACTGTGTTGTGTCCGTAGAAACCGTCTGCGTTACCTAGCTCCTTATCAACCACCTCAAGAAGAGTGTCTATACTTTCTAACTCTTCGTCATCAATTAGAAGGTCTAGGTAGTTAGGGGATACCAGACGGAAACCCTCAAGCACATAGAGAAGGTCAGCCACTTCCTTGAGGTGTTCTACTGTTCCCACCTTCTCATCCTGAAGCTCTTTGAGTTCCTCTCTGATAAGGGTGACCCACAGCCTAGGGTCTAGGGAAGCCTTAAATGTTAGTATAAACTCTTCGAGGCACTCGTCAGGTGTGGCTGGCATGAATGCTTCAATGTCGTCATTAGTTATCATCTTTGTTACCTTCTAAGGATTCCTTCAACTCTGCAACCTTTACTGCACGAACAGAATCTACGCACTGAAGCATGTGGTTTAGCAACGTTGAAGAATTAGAGTTTAAATTAAGAACAGACAAGATATCTTTCTGCTCATCAGTCATGTCTTCGATTTCGTATTCTTTATCATCGAGTGTTAGTTTAGTCATTTTGTGTTACCTCACATTGTTCTAGTATTACATCGTCTATGTCGTATATGGCTATAGCAAGTATCTCTTCGAGAACTCTTTCCATTTCAACTCGATCAACCTCAAGGAAGTTAGCGTCTGGGTCAACCGTAAAAACTAATCTACCTTCAAACTGCATAGTCAGAACCCCTAGTTATATTATTCTTACCTCTTAGGTCAACCATATTCTTTTCTTAACCTGTCTAAAGATACAAACTCTGGCTCGTATACACCATCTCGTATCTCTCTTTTAATTACGCAGCCCTTCCACCATTCTAGGTTAGCTTGTCCCGCCCAACCTTCTGCTCCTCCTTTGAAACAACCCGCAACCAAGCCGATAATTGGATTAGGGTGTGCAGAATCTTTAAAGTAGACAGAACGCTTATGACTATGGCCACAGGTAGAAGAATGGTTCCTACTTTGTAAGAGGCTGTAACCATGGTGAAGACCAGACATAGCTGTGCCGTAGTTACCGCTAGAAAAGAAATGAGCGTATGATACACCATCGTAGTCAGCGATAGAAGGTGCTGAGTTTTGGTACTCGTGGTACTCATCGAACCAGTGGTCCGTTTGAAGATGCCCGAAGGATATCCCGTACTTGTCTCCCTTAAGTCTTGGGTCATGTGCTAAAGCCTTTTTAATTCTGTTCTCGTGGTTACCTTCAAAGCCAATCCAGTACGGCTTCTTGTACTTTCTTATGCTTGGTTTCCTACGTAGTCTTTCCATTGCATCGTTGTAGTGCTCGATGTCTTCACCGTAGTTCTGGGATACGATAGCCTCAGGATACCTAGTGTCAAAGCTATTAAGAGACTTCATGTCTGCTCCGTCACCCAGGTCCACAACGTAGGTGGGGTTAATATCATAGATCAGTTCACCAAGTAGATCGAACCTGTCGTTAGGGATACTGGGGTCTACGTGTGCGCAACTGAATACGACTGCTGTTTTACTGGACATACTCTATAACCTTCCGGGTTTGCTTGTCACTGTGGTCTTGCTCGGTATTACCTAGATCGTCTATTAGGAATGGCCCTGTCTTATGTAAACGAGACACATCGTCCATAGCATCTTTGAGAGATTGGTAGTAGTACTCCTCTTCAAAGGGTTCATTGGTAGAGCAGTGTCTCGCTAAACACAGGTTCCATACCCGTCCTTCATCATCCTCGAAGGGTCCATGTATAACCTGTAGCACTTCTACCTTAGGTTCAAAAGGTTCACTCATCTTTAACTTCCTCCAACCAGTCCTCTGGTATTACCTTGTCGGCGTACTTGAATCCGTTACTCTTACACCAGTCACCATACGAACTCTTAGCACCCTTGTAAAGCTTCTGTCTACTGTTGCTGAACACAAACCTAATGTCTAGATCTGGGAACTGCTTCTTGATCTCTTTATGTTTACGTCTATCTACAGAAACGAAACGTCCTTTAGTCTCAACTATGATACCGTTAGCTAGAACAAAGTCAGGGGTGTAAGTTCTGTACTTCATATCTAACCACTTGATCTTCTCCTTCTCGTAGGTAAAAGAGATCTTCTTCTTAGTTAGGTAAGCGGCTGTATCTTCCTCTAGACCTGATCGGTATCCTGCTTGGATACCCCTTAGTTTATTCTTGTTGTAAGCCAAGGTTATACTCCAAGTCTTCAGCAACCATTGGCTTCTTAACCACTTCAGTTAAAAAGAGAGGCTTGTCGCTGTATATAAATTTCCTAAGGTTAGGGTAGCACTCCTTCTTGAAGTCACAGTAAGAGCAAGCCATAGGAAGTTTCTTATTTCCCTTGGGGTTCTTAGGGGACTGAGGTACAGGTTCAAATGCACGATCAGGTGGCTCGGGTAGGGAAACCATTTCCTTTAGGTGAGCTACCTCTTTCTCCTTATCTTGCATCTCCTCTGTGAAGTCATAGACATCCAAGCAGACGTTACCGTTTACCTTGTCTATAACCAAGAAGGCACCTTGTGTTTTGTTTGTTACCTTGGGGTCATCCTTGGCTGCGTAAACGTAGGAAGATAGCTGGGAGATATAACCAAAGGGATCGTCTTCTCTGAGGTTACCTTCCTTGAACTTCTTAAACGCAAAAGGGGAAGCAGACTTAACGTCAACAGTCATGCCATCTATAACAGCATCTCTGTGTCCTTTGATACCGTGAACATCCATGCGGTCCTGCATACCAGTTACACTGTGACCAGAGACCGCTGCAATAGTAAGCACTAGCTCTTCGATGATGTCACCGTAGAAGAACTTGAGAAGTGTGGATGCACTCAAAGGTTCCGCTTGGGTTGTCTTGTTGATCTTGTACCACAGTTTTCTTTCACACTGAGTACCCAACGCAGACAGTGACAGATACCCCCGTGGCTCTTGTGGTTTAGCAAAGCGTTGCTCTGCCATCGTAGAGATGTTGTTAGCCATGAAGTCACCAAGAGTTTTATCCCAACCGTTGTGGCCGAAGATAGTCTGCTCGATGTCTTGGACTAGGGTATCTATAGTCTTCATTGTTTCCTCCTGAGGTTGGTTGCCCCCACCCAACTAAGGGAAGGGGCTTTCTTGAACACACATACACAACAGAAAGTGAGTCAAGCCTAGAAAGGGATGGCGTCATCCTCTACAACAACCTTCTTGGCTGCTGTCTTTACAGGCTTGGCCTCGGTCTTGGCTCCTTGGGAGGAGTAACTGGACAAGTCTTTAAACCCGCTGGTTGAGCTACCACCTTCGGACTCAAACTCAACGTGATCTACAACTTGTACAGCCTCTAGGCGTGAGCCAATACGCCCAGAACTGCCAGCGGGATAAACCGCTACACGGACAAGACCTGTGGAACCATTACCGATATAGCCATCCATATCAAAGTCCCAAGGTTGTCCTTTAATGTTAGCAACAGACGGCGCACCGCCCTGCCAATCGAACTTACCTTTGTGTGGACGAGCGAAGGTAACCTTAGTACCACCTTCAACCTGGTGGGTAGCCTTAGCACAGCCTGAAGCCTTAAGCTTTTCGGCGTTGTCATCGTCCATGATAACAGTGATCTTATACTCACCGTCCTTCTCTTCATTCCACGCCGCACGATCTCGGTTGTGTTCAAATACTTTTGCCCACTCAAGTGTACCGAAGACCTCTACGATCTGTGTTTTTGATTCGTTAGCCATGTTGTTATCCTCTTAGTTTGTAACTGATTCGGTTAGTAGCATAGGTAATTAATGGGTGTCAAGCCAATTCTTACCCACATCAAATGATCCTGGAGTAGGTATCTTAAAGCCTAGCTCCTGACCTACCTCAAGCATACAGTCTGCTTGAAGCTTTCCTAATTCTTCTGCTTCCTCTCTTGTTCCTATCACTTCTGTTTGGTACTCGTCATGGATAAAACCTACAAGCTTGAAGTTGATACCAATCTTTCTTGCCTCAGAAGTCCAGCGGAGAAGTGTATGCTTCATCAGGATACTCTCAGCAGACTGCAGCATACCAGCCAGAGCCTTGTGAGTTGACGGTACAATAACCTTACGTCCATCGTAACCTGTGAAGTAACCCTGTTCTCCTACAGCAGGTATTAACTTGTTCTTTAGTTTAGCTAGGCCATCAATAGACTTAACGAAGTTATCTCTAGCTTCTGTCGCTTGCCTTTGATTGACCTTAAGGATCTGTGCTGTCTTTGCAACACCTGCCCCTAGTAACCAAGCATAGATAAAAGTCTTAGCCATATCCCGTGTAGCATGGTTAAGTCCCAGTGCGTGTTTGTTAACGTTATGGATATCTGTTTCGTTTTCTTTCTTACCTTCCATAATAGCTCTAGCGTACTGGTCAGCATCAAAGTATCTCCATAAATAATCAGCAAGTACTCGCAGCTGAATCCCGTCAGCGTCTGTACCCACTAAGTAAGAGCCACTGGGTGTGGTCCAGCAAGCTCTAAGGTGTGAGTCATATTTCTTCTTAACTTCTTCGACTGGTGTCTTAGGTTCACCGTGAAAAACTGATGGGATGTTAGCTGTGTTTGGGTCATTGTGTGAACACCTACCAGTCCAAGCACCTATGTTGTTAATGTTCCCATGTATCCTACTGTCACTTCCTACTTGACCTAACCACTCAACCAGTGAACTTCTTCGTCCTTCCAGTGTCAGCCATTTAGCCAAAGCCTTCGGACCTTCAGGGGCATCTTCAGGTAGAGTAGATAGGTTGTCCTCTGAGACTGTCCATCCGTAGTGTTCTAAGTGTTTCTTCTTATCATTATAAAACTCTTTGCTCATTGAGCTTACAGTCTTACCGTAAGGGTCACCAACAGATAGCCTATCAAACTTTATAAAAGCCTTGCTCTTATCGACTGGCTTCCAACCAGCATCCCAGAGGACATCAACACGATCCTTAGAGGATGATGGCTTGAAGTTAATCCAGTTATAGCAAAGTAAGTCATCACCCTGCCTGTCTGTTAGATCATAACGTTCCTTAGCTTTAACTACTGAAGCCATAAGGTCACCGTCCTGCTTAACCCTGTACTTGATTGTATTCACAAGGGTAAGCCTCGGAGGGATATCCACCTCAAACTTAGCGTGAAGTTCCTGCATCTCGTTCTGCACAGAGTTCAGTAACATCTCTGCCTTACCAGTATCAAATGCAAAACCATAGTACTTAGCCCGTACTAACTCTGTCTGTAGGTCATGCTCAGCCCTAAGAGACTTGCGCCAGTCAGGGTTCTTGATGACACTAGAGAAGTGTTCGTACAGGGCTTGTGATACCTCGATGTCTTGATACCAATAGTCAACCATCTCTTGGCTCCACTGAGACCAGTCGTTGTGATCCCCTTTGTAGTCACCAAGGCGTATACCCCAAGCCTGTAGACTGTGTGGTTTTTTAGCACCCTTAGGTATCTGAATACCGTAGTCAACAAGCCGACTGATAATAAGAGTATCTACGATCTTCTTCGGGTCTATCAACCTAGGCTTAAGCAGACTGTTCAACTGGACTGCATCGAATGACAAGAAGTTATGACCAATGATAAGGTCAGCTGCCTCGTACCACTTTATAGCTGCAGCCTTAGCAACAGGATCTTCATGACAGTTATCGAAGCGAGTGACCTCCCCTGTACTCAGGTCTTTACCGCCGCAGATCCATAGTTTCTCGCAGTTGTTAAGACCTTCTGTCTCGATGTCACTTACTACAATTCTCATATCTGAAACGAAACCTCTTCTAGTATTGTTGTGTCAGGGTCATAGTAAACTGAACCAGCCTTACCTAACTTAGCGAATGGTCTGTTCTTGTCAACTGTGAAGTGTGTAGTATTTCTTTCAGACTCTTCCTCAGCTTCAGTGTCACGTTCAAGTTTAACACAAACGATAGCCTCTTCCTCAAGTGAAGCAGCATACTTTGTACGTCCGTCATCATTAACTTGAGAGATGAAGATCACACCAATGTTTAACTCCTTAGCCAGCTGTGCCATACGAGCACCAAGAGTTGTAAGTGTACTGGTTGCACCCTCTACTCCTGCGTTTGACAGGTAGGCTAACCGCTGGACGTGGTCAATAAAGATGAAGCTTGCACCATACACTGTAGAAGCTAGACGTACATAGTCCAGTAGCTTCATGGGGTCATCGTGTGCTTGCATCTCAAAGATAATAGTCTGATCGTCACGTGCTGCTATCTTAGCTGCCAAGATTACGTCATCCTCTGACACACCATTCTCAGCAGCATCTTCTTTAGTACGGACGTTACAACCTAACTCGTAGGTAGCCATAGCTCGGTAGGTTGTAGACTTCATCTCTTCCATGT